CCAGCGATCCTGTGATGCCAATGACCGCAATACCGCTGGCAGCACTTGAGAGGTCTGGCGATACATTCAGCAGTGATGACGCACTGTTTCCCGCAAATTGGCTGGAAGTCGTCAATTTGGCTGAATCTGGCACAGACTGCGACCAACCAATGCGCTCACCCAAGACGCTCAGGATAATGTCAAGTTTGGCGCGCGCAAGCAGAAGCGGCGTCCCATACAGCCGGGACGCCAAATGTGGCAAAACCATGGTCAGATTCCTCTTTTAGGAGTTTTGGGTGACGGCTTTGGAGGTGGTTTTGAGCCACCTCCTGCAGCAGAAACAGTGGCAGTTGCAGAAGTTGCTGCGTTCCCTGCCTGAGAAGGTGCCAAGTCATAGCGCGGGTCGGAATCAAGCACTAACCCCAGGCCATCAGCTCGGGCGTTATCGGCTGCGATTTCCCGATCGACGTCTTCTGCGTCATAGCCATTGGCTGATATAGCTTCTGACCTGCTCATCAGCCCACAACGAATCGCAGCTTTCATGGCATCAGCTTCTTTCAGAGGATCAACCCACTGCCAGCCCTGCGGTATCCATTTACAGGCTTGGCAGTCACGTCTGGCTTTTGCATCTCGGACATATCCTGGCAAAACCAGTGCGCCCTCCAACACCGCTTGATCCATCCAGGCATTCCAGATGGGTCGGCACAACTGGTGCACGATCACACCATGTTGCAGGGCTTCGACCCGACGACGAAACTCCAGCAGTCCTGCCCGAATAGATGAATAGTTCACTTGCGTCAGATCACCGGTCAGTTGCTCATAGGTGACACCCATGGCTGCAGCCACCGCCCTAAACTGCATTCTTAAGAATTCTGAGTACGACCCACCCACATCAGCGGGTTGACTGAACTTGATGTCCTCACCAGGCTCCAGAATCTGCATGGTCCCGGGCTCCAGTCCTGCAAGGGCTACCCCATTGGGATCGGGCAAACCTTCGCCCAAGAGGTTGTCCTCGGGTGTCAGGCGTGTCACAAAGCCAGCAAACATGGCCGCGGTCTTTTTGCGCACCAACTCGGCATCGTCGTATTGGTCCAGGTCGTGGAGTTTGACCAGGGCCCGCGCCAGCCAGGGCTCACCGCGAATCTGCCCGGGACGCAATGCCCGGTACAGGTGAACAATTTCTTTTGCATCAACTCGGGTAGTGCTGGTGTCCCCTGCCCCTGACATGGGTGAGAGCATCCCATCTTCAGGGTGTGATCTGTACAAGTGGTACGCCACACGGCGACCCAGGCGGTCAAACTCAATGCCTGCACGAATCAGGTTGCCGTTATCAGCTACCGAGTTCAAGTGAACGGGAAGGTGTTCTGGCTCCAGAACCTGCAACTGCAAGCCCACACTCAAACCATCTTCAGGCCTGCGATAGCGCAATCGAATGAGTGCTTCACCCCCTTCGAGCATGGCGCGGCACGCCATGGCTTGCAGACCATAGAAGTCAGTCAGCCCTGCTGCATCGGCGTCCACCGTCCAATTGCGCCAAAGCGACTGCACTGTTTCTCGCTGGTCTGCATCGGTGAGCATGGATTGGGGCTTAATGCCTGTGCCAATGGCATTGGCCACATAAGACTCCAGGGCAGAATTCGCCCAGGCATTGCGTCTTACCAGATCACGGCTTTTAGCACGCAGCTCGTTTTGGTTGAACAGCATGGCAGCAACTGCACCAGGATTGCCCACTGACCAGGCGAGTGCTCGTCTGCCAGTACCAACACCGTCATAGGTGGGAGAAGCAGCAAAGAATTTGTGTTTGATGCGCTCAATCCAGCTCATGGATTTGCTATTTTTGAGCATGTGCTTCATGTGCCTTTGGAAGTGTTGATCTGAATTTGCCGAACTGAGCGTGGCCAAAGTCCGGTGGCAGCAGCCTGATCCAGCAGTCCCTTCTTGACCTCACGAATGGCGAGCTTGATCTCATCAACGGATCGGTACTCGACCGTCTTGTCGCCAAAAGTGACACGTCGTTCACCTTGTGTGAGGGCTGTCTGCAGGGCTTCGAGTTGGGTTTGTGAGAAGGACATGGTTGTTTTGTTAACCCATCAGCGCCAAACCGTCAGGTTCAGCTCTGTGGTGTCAGTTAGCGTCCCGCTAGCGGTGGTGCAGATGACTTCGACATATTGGCTTGTCTTGGCTTCTGCCGTGGCCCGCGCGCTGGCTTGCTTGATCGAGGACTGACTGGCAGAGTTGCGAGCAAATGCCAGCCAGCAGTAGTTGGCGTCCACCATGGGGTTGGCAAACGTCACCCTGTACTGGCCTGCAGAGGTGCGGGTAACGCTACTGACATTCATTGACGATCGAACCACCAACGTTGCTTTGTTGCCAGAGCCCTCGTAGCCAAAGCAGACCCAGGCTCGTGCCACGCCTGGATGGTCTGCGGTAATGCGGCCCTTTATCTCCAAGGCCAGGCGCTGCGCCAATGCGGTGATGTGTTGGGCCAGATTCATGGTTGATCAGTCAGAAATCGACCATTTATGCCAGCAAGGCAGCATCAAATGCAGCGACAAAATCGGTATCCGTATTGCCAATGGCAAGGCTTGAGACGGCGCCGATGTTTAGCCGTGCACGATCTTGCTCAGTGGCAGTGAGCGTCTGCGCCGCATCAAAGCGAACACGCTTGTCAACAGCAGTGAGCAGTGCAGCAATTCCCGTCTGGTCACTCAGAATGGCCGTTTGAAGTTCTTTCAACGTATCAAAAGCCGCATCAGCCCCTCCGAGCAAGTCAGCTTTGAGGGCATCAAGCAAGGTGGTGATCTTCGATGCTGAGAACGTGGTGGCCGTTCCAGCCGCATTGGCGTCATCAATGACAGCAATCCCAGCCAGTGTGGTGATCTGGCTGCGCAGTTCATTGATTGAGGAGACCAGATTGGTTTTATCGGTGGTCGACAGGTTACCAAGGGTGCCGATCTGACCGTAAATGGTCTTGAACTCAGCGGCCAGGCGCAGAACCAGGGATTCAAGGCGGGTTTGCAAACTCATGTGAATAGCTCCAAATAAAAGTTAAAAAGGTAAACCAATAAAAATGGCACCGCAGTGCCAGGAACAAACAGTCGACGCGACAACCTATCTCTAGCGTCTAAGCCAGGAGCTGCGGATCACACGGCGACTGAATTTGGGCTGCCCAGAAGTTGTGATGCCAGTAGAAACATCTCTGTTCTGACTGGCATCAGGCAACTTCTGAGGCATGGTCATGGGCACAGGTGCCATTGGCGCCTGGGGTGCATCCGGTGGCGAGAGGCCAAGCTGCTTTTCTAACTCTTGCCAGTGGCGTTCTTCGAAGCGGTCAAGTCCTGCATTGCAAGCAGCGGCTCTGGCGTAGACAAAAATATCGAGTGCTTCGTTCCTCTCACGCATCTTTTGCCACTCGCGATGGGCAAAGCCATTCCTGTCGTGACGGGTGATCAAACTCTCAGCACACAACTGTTGCACAAACTCGGCATCTATTCTTGGCAAATGCACAAAACCTGCCGGGTACACCGGTGTTGAACCATCAGCTCCCACATCTGCTGCTTTACGCAGGTTGTTGTACAACTCCATCTTGGCCATACCCACAGCCACCGAATACAGCTTGATGCCTCGGCGTAGTTTTTTGCCACCTTGGGTCACATCTACTGCCGTGGGTGTACCAATCAAGGCTGCACCTCCCATGGCTCCAGTTCGCATGCCTTTAATTGGCATCAGACGCGGATCTCGGCAACTGCGTGCAAATGCATAAGCCTCCTGAGTGGCGTAACCTGTGTCAAGCGCCAATCTAGCCAGAGGCATCAGCGCACCAGAGGCATGGCTCCAACGCTCAGTGAGCATTTGAGAGAGCAACTTCCAGACTTCGTCTGTGGCGGTATCTCCCATCATCACCCGGTGTTCAACCAGCCAGCATTCTTTGCCCCTTCCAAATGCCCAGACCGAAGCTTCGAGTCGATCTTTTTGTACATCAGCACCGGCTACCAGCAGCAAGCCACCGGCAGGAACAGTGCCGATACGGTAATCTTCCCGGCGCTCAAGCAGGCGTTGCCAGTCCGGTGCTTCACCTTCTTCGAGCCAGGTTTCACCAAGTTCGGTGTTTTTAAAGGTCTTGATCGCTGCAGCTGAGCCGGACTCCTTGCTGACTGCACTCTCCCAGGCTGCAGCCACATCGCGCCAGCTACGCCAACCGACCGGGCTGTACAAAGATGACAAGTGAAAGCCAGCTGTCTTTTTACGGCCTTTACTGCTTTGTGCACCCTCCTGGGTGGTCATGCTGCGCCATTGGCCGAGCTCAAGCATTCGCGTCTTGTGGTGCTCGGCAATGGGTTGCTCACAAGATTCACAGACATAAGCGGCTGTCTCGGGTTTGCCTTTCTCCCAGCGCAGGTTTTCAAAGCGCAGCCACTGGCGGTGATCGCAGTGTGGACAGGGAACAAAGTAACGCCGCTGATCGGATGCATCGAATTCGCGCTCAATGGCCGAGACGCCCGAGATGGTCGGTGTCGACACAATGAATATCTTGCGCCGCGTAAAGGTTCTGGTTCTGGCTTCGGCCAGTGAGATCGCATCGCCCTCGCCTTCTACATCCAGTGGATACCCATCGACCTCGTCCAGGAACAAATACCGCACTGGCATGGATCGCAATCCAACCGCGCTGTTGGCACCGGTCATCACCAGCACGCCACCCCTGAACTCCTTGGCCAGGATGGTGTTGCCGGAATCCCGCGACCGGGCTGGTGATATCAATTCACGCAGGGCCGGTGACTCCTCAATCAGAGGGTCGATGCGCTGCTTGGAGTTGCGCTTGGCCATGTCCACCGTGGGCCAGACTGCCATCATGGGGCCGGGTGCGTGGTGGATGACGTAGCCAATCCATGAGCTTCCGCACTCGGTGGCGCCCACCTGAGCTGCTTTCATAAACACCACCCGCTCTACCGGTGAGTTGGGTGACAGGCAGTCCATGATTTCTTTGAGGTACGGCGTGCGGCTGGTGCGCCAACGACCGGGCTCGGCAGAGGCCTTGCTGGAGAGGATGCGGTGTTGATCTGACCACTCGGATACTGACAGAAGTGGGTCAGGTGTCAAGCCATCACGCCAGGCACTCTCTATTTCTCTTGCACCGTCGTAATGATCAGTTTCGATTTCGTTCTTCATCAGTCCACGCTGGCAGTCAAGTTACCCAATTCCTGCAAGTGCTCGCGCACCGCGTTCTCCAGCGCCACATGCATGGTGTGCGCATCCAATTCCAATTTGGCTGCCATCTGGGCAGAAACCCGTGCGGGCCAGTTCAGCCAGGCATCCCTCTCTGAGCGGGCCAGCTTGAACACATGGGCAATGGCTTGCGGCCGATCAATGAGTTCGCCTTTGAGTCTGGCCAGACGCACTTTGTTGGTTTGCGCCTTGACTACTTCGTTGACGGTTCGGGCTTGTAAGAGCGAGGTGCCACCGGCACCAACACCACCACTAGAACTAGTGTTGATCGAATTGCCAGCAGCACTTCGCTCACCGCCACCAACATCGCCATCGTCCTGTGGCACCCGAACTTTGACGGTGGGCTGCTGCGTTCCTGTCTTGGGCGCGCTGGTATTACGTGCCCACTGGGCATCGGCCTGATCGGGATCAATCGTGCCGTCGGAGAGCGCATTGATACGACCGCTACGGATGGCCTTGTGTACGGCGGTGTCGGTGACCCCGCGATGGCGGGCGTAGGCGCGAATCGATAGTCCCATGGAATAGGTGCGAGTTTTTCATTAGAAGGTCTGCCGGGCCTGGGGTGGGCTGTTGGTTTGAAGCCAATCAATGTTCAAAAGATTCAAAAAATGATGCCAATTGACTTGGCTTCTTCATCAAAGAGAGCGTTCATCACATCGTCTCAATCAACCACACTGAAAGGATCTCACATGAGCAACATCACATTGACCGCCACCCAGCACGCCGTGCTGGACCACGCCATCCATCACACCGAGGGTCAAATCGACTGGTTCCCCGATGGTGTCCAAGGAGGTGCAAAAAAGAAAGTAATCAACGGACTTTTTAACCGCGCCCTGATTGAGCCACTTGGGTCAGACTGGTTCGTGGCCGACCAGGGCTACGACGCCCTTGGTTGCGTCAGACCAGTGGCTTGCAGCATGACCCCAAACATTGAATTGCAGGCAGTCGTGGCGCGGACTGAGGCCGAACTGGCGCAAGATGCCACTGCCAACGACTCAACGCCGACACATCAGCCAATGCCCAAGATGGTGCGCACCCGAGCCGACAGCAAGCAAGCCATGGTGATCGCCATGCTTACGCGCGCCGAGGGAGTCACCATCAATCAGATCTGCCAGGCAACACTTTGGCAAGCTCACACGGCTCGCGGCGCATTGGCCGGCGTTATTAAAAAGAAGCTCGGCCTGACCATTACGTCCACCAAGGACGCCGCAGCAGGCCGCATCTACCGCATCACCAACTGAGAGGAGAAAAGACCATGAACCTCATCACGATTCTTCGCTCCTTGCGCGAACAACCCCGGCCTTTGACGATTGACGAAGACCTTTATCTGAAACACCTCAATGAAGAAGTCCACAAGGCTGAGACTGACGGCATGCGTTGGCGAATTCTGGAGCAGGCTGGTCTGCTCGAAACTCACGATTTCAAATTCGACGATGACCTTGTCGTGGTCTTGAACAAACTGCACCGGGCCACCATGAATTGAAATTCTCGGCATCAAATATTTTTATTGAATTGCTTGACTTCGCTGCGAAGTGAAGCGTTCATAGAGGCGTCGCAATTGTTGACGCTATTGAAAGGAAATCACCGTGAGCACCATGACCATGACCATCGAACGCACACCCCGCAATTTGCAGTGGGGCGCACAGAACATCGCCGTCGAGGAGTTGAGTGTGCGACTGCCTTTTGCCCGCAAGCCCGTTGACTTGAGTGAGGTTGGCGGGGCCGATCTGAACAAGGTCTTTGTGACCGAGACGCGCGAACTCACTTCATCCGAATTCGATGCCTTTGCCGCCACGCTGCTGAAATCACGCGATTGGCTCAGTGGCAAAGGCGGCGGCACTCAGGACGGTTACTTCTGCGTCGAGGTCACCGCACCGGGTCGCCCCTACCTCTATATTAATCCGGAAGGTTCGGACTACGGCAGGTATGTGGCTGCCCTATACAGATGATCAAAAAAAGATGCAGATAGCGCTTGGCTTCTATCGGAAGAAGCGCGTTACTACGCATGTCCAAACAATCATCACCAACGAGCTCGACATGAACACCAACACCAACATCCCCGCCACAGAAAACGAAGCATGGGGCTACTGGGGAACGATGCAAGAGGAAGCACCAGCAGCATGGGCGATCGCACTGCCTGCCATTGCAATGGTCACTGGCACTGAACTCGACGCCGCACGCGCCTTCCTGGACAGCCGCCACGGGCGCCACTTTGCCGACGAGGTTCGAAATCATTTGATCAAGGGAAAGACTCTGACCGATGCGATCAACGCTGCAACCACTGAATGGATGGGCTGGACGATTGGACGCCAGACCAGCAAGCAATACGGCATCCCGCGCGGCCTGCCTTACCTGACTGGATTTGTGATCCATTGCGGCATCATCAAAGAGGCAGCAGAGTGATCACGCCGCGGGTTCAACCAATCTCGCGCCAACAACATCGCCAGCCAGACCATCAAACGCCACCCTATCAGATTCGCGGGTGGCAAGTTTGCCAGTCCAGTCTTGCCAGCGCCGAACAATAACGTCAACATACTTCGGATCGAGCTCCATCAGGCGCGCCGTGCGGCCTGACTTTTCTGCGGCGATCAGGGTGGTGCCGGATCCACCAAAGGGGTCGAGCACCACGTCGCCGGGCTTGCTGGAGTTGCGAATCGCACGCTCTACCAGTTCGACCGGCTTCATGGTGTTATGTGACATGCCGATGCGCGTTTCAAACGTTGGGCTGCCCTGGACCGACAGGTTCCACACTGGCCCCGAGTAGTATATTTTCTTGACGCTGCTTACGCTTCGTAGAACGAAGCTGTACGACTTTACTGACATGGCAGGGTCGGCAGCCCCATCCGTAGGGATGACCTTGTGCGCTGAAATACCAGTGCTCGGGCGTAATTGGTTTAAGGGTCCCGCAGGCACGACAGTACTTCCACCAAACACCACCCCGCAACTCGCAACCGGAGTGCATCCGCTTGTGCTCAAGGTGGGTGACAAGTTGCAGGTTTGAACAGTGATTATTTTGCTTGTCGTGGTCGACGTGATGGATGCAACACCCGTCTGG